AACATTGTCCCGTAAACGGCAAGCGCCGGTCCTCTTCGGACGTCTTGCGGCAATAGGTCTGGTTCTACACTCTCCAGGAACCTCAGGTTACCTGGACCCGACTCGAATGTGATTTCACCAACATCAGCCTCTTGTAGGATCGCTCGAACCATATCAAGGTATGAACCCCAGTTCTTACGAACCATGTAAAGAAGCGTCACCCAATCTTCTGCATCTGCAGAATAAGAGTAGAAGCGGATGAGAGAGTCTGACCTTGTCCTCTTGAGATGGCGTTCTGGAAACACCATTCTTTGGACGATATCCCACAGCGGTCTGTACGGTCGCCCGTGACTCCATTGATGTCCGAGAAACTCAACCCTGTCTTGAAGAGTAGCTATTTTACTCTTCTCCACACTGAGCGTCATTCCCAGTTCCGATGCCGCACTCGCAAGCTCTGGCAATGGAACATAGCGATCAGTCCCAAAAACACTGTCATCGCCAAGAATCATGACTCTATCGCACTTAAGAGCTACGCCTGTGGTGCGTATCATGCAATAGTTTATGACTAGCAGATTAGCGACGGAATCCACCAACGAAGTGAATGGATTCCCAGAAGGCACACCTCTGTGAACTTGCCACATTGAGCCATCTGGTAGGATGATTCGGGAGTGGATGAAATCGTGAATCACACGATCGAGTATCCGAGTGTCTTCGTTGTTTAGCTCTAGCCACGTCTTCAGTATGCCAAAAGCATCATCAATGATGAAAGCTGGTAGGCATGCATCGAACGCACTAAAATCTAGTGAGTACGTGTACTTGAACCTTGATTGGAGTTCAGAGATGAATCCACCGATCTCCAACTTACGGGTTGAGTACGCAAAGACTCCATTATATCTGAGCCCTTCGTAAACGGCTTTCGAATACCGACTAGCCACAAGAGTCGTAGCCAGCGGCGCCATCCATACGAGACGGCCTTTTGGACCATTAGGCCCATGCTGAACGCGACGACCAGCGACATAAGGGTCAAAGGCCCTTGTACCGTGTTCAACGGATTCAGCACGCTCCAATGCGATGTCGATGACATCATCATTCTTGCAAAAGAAAGGAGCGCCAGCAAAATGGCTAGCATGAACCACCTCATCCACCACTTTACGTAGCGAATAAGGTTGACGCCCTCCCGTTCGGTTAGCCGCACACGATATTGTAGCAGCTTTCGCGTGCTCATAAGACTCGGGCTCGACTCGAAGCGGAGTCCAATCACTCCTTCGAAATACTCGAGAGGATAGGCTGCTTCCTTGTCGATGAGACTGATCTTGAGAAGATCTGCTAGGTCTTCCGGATCGCTTGCTCTCGTGACCGATGGCTCCACGTCCCACGGACGAGGTTTTGGTGGTTGGAAGGTTGTCTCGTTTGCTGTTGTTCCTTGCTCGGTTCGAGGCGGTACTTCCCAGAGGTTGGTCGGATTTTCCGATTCTACCGAGTTCTGCATCGGTATACCTTGACGGCTCGAATTGTCCGTATTCCCAATCGCCCAAGGCGGTAGGAATATTGGACCCAAACCTCGAGAGTCCCGTCCGGACCCATTCAGGCGTCCAGACACTTTTATTGTCCCTCTCGGGTTCAAGCTCGAAACCTGCGGCTTTGAACCAATTATACATGGTCCAATCCACTACCACCGAAGTGGAAGTTCCGAGAGACCTGAGGACCTGGCGCGCCCTTGAAGAGCTACGATACTGGCCGATGTACTCGATGTCAGTTCGCACCTTACGGTCCTCCTTCCTAGTAGGGCTTATAGCACCCATGTGTGTGGCCAACCCAACAAACCAAACACTGGTTACACCTCGCTACAATTCGAGATGATTTGCCGTTCCTCCAAACAGAGGTAAAGAAATGACTACGGCCATCGCGC